AATTCAAATTCTGAAGAGCCTTTTGGTGGAGCAAATCTTGAATAATTTTTGCCAGTAAAAGGCCGTGTCCCGATCCTATTATTCACAACCAGACTCAAAGCTCTGATAACAACAGTTTTACCAGCTTGGCTGATTCCAGAAATCACATTTACTCCTGGATCAAAATTAATCATTGTATCTCGATGGGATTGAAAGTTCTGGACATGCAATGACTTAAACATTATTACTCCTTATTCTCTAATAGCCAACTCTGTCTTATTTTTATTTAAAAAAGCAATTGCTCTCCCATGAATCACTTTCCTTTTATATAATTGCAAAAACTTCCTTAAAAAATATTCGCTATTCAATATATAGGTATATCTCTTTTTATCAATTCTCAAATCGATATTAAATAATCCTTCTGGAGTTCTAGTATGAGCAAGCAATGTTAATTCCATTTTATTTACCAATCAATTGCTTAGAACCCCAATAAGCGATTAGCAAAGCATCTGCCTTGCCATGATCTTTCTTTCTTGGGAAATCAATTTCTGGGAATAATTGTTCAGCTCTCAATATACTAGAGGATTTTTCTCTGGGCATATCTTTCATCATTGCTCTTTTCCACGTTGCTGGATGAACAAGAGTTATTGGCAATTCCATCCCATAACAAAGCCCAATCAGCATTCCAAATCCCTTCATATATGCTGCTGTACCAGCAATCCCTTGCCCTGGCATAGATTGGCACTTTTCTATAAAGACATGATCTGTAATTGGTCGGACATGGGGTAGCATCCATTGAAAGTTCTGGACATGCGTAGAACCAATCGATAAGAGACTTCTTATTTTAGATAAATCCAATTCTGTTTTCTTTCCTATATGAAGAACTGGCATGTCTTCTAGCTGGATTTGAATAATATTTCCCGATCTCTTATTTCTTTCTAGCATAACAACTGCTCCACTATACCCTGGATCAATGCCTATTATTCTCATCATTCTCTTCCTCGAATTAAATTAAAAGCTATTCTCCATTTATCAAAATTTTCTTTCTGAACAAATGATGCACAACCAAACTCTTTAAAAGCATCCATAAAATCCAACGAATAAAATTTCTCATCTTCTGCCAATTCCATTTCAATTGGCCTATCTCCATTATAAGGCAAAACAACTAGATCAAAACATTCTTGTATTATTCTTTTGCCTTCTTCCGATTCGATCTTTGCTTTTACCTTCCCTTCTTTCAAAACTCCATTCAAATACTTAATAGCACTTTCTTTTCCAACTCCTGGAATACCCTTTACATTGTCAGAAGAGCATCCAGCGATACTTTTTACATCTGCCCATTTCCTCGGCTCTAAACCATATTTATGCATGAAATCCAATGCTTTTATAAACTTATCCAGATTATATATCTCAACAGATTTGTATTTATCTTCATACAGTAATTGCAACATGTCTTCATCTTTTGAAACAATTATATAATAGTCTGGGAAACGTGCAGCAACCCAAGCCATAAGATCATCAGCCTCGTAACCTGATTGCCTGAATACATTTTTAAATCCTAATGATGGCAAAATCTTTTCATAAAGCAAATCAAACTGGACATATGCCTGTTCAATAATTTCCTTCTTGCTTGGATCAATCGGCCTCCTTTTATATTCCGGATAAGCAAGTTTTCTATATGATTGCCGGCTATCCCAGCAAAATATAAATTTACAGGTATTAAATCTCTCAGCCAGAATTCTTAATTGTCCAAGAAAGCCAAATATCACATTTGTCTTGCTTTTTTTAAATTCTAATTCTGTCATATTATAAACAAATTTATAAGCAAGGCTATTGCAATCAATTATGAGAGTTTTAGTCTGAGTCTTCTTGTCCTTCAAATCTAGCTCTCCTCCCTCTTGGCCTAATAGCATTTTCAATTTGGTTCCACTGTTTTTCTATTTCTTCTATCAGAGCCTCTTCTATTTCATTTTCCTCAATATACTTTATAAACTCTGCCCTGGAAAATTTACCACCATCAAACTCAATCTTATCGCAAGTAACTCCCCACAACCAATCAATCATACTTCCTAAATTATCTAAACCAAAATCAAATAAAATAGTAAATTCAGCCTCACGAAATGGCTTAGCTGTTTTATTTCGCTTGAATCTGGCACGACAACGGATGCCATATACCATCTCATGCCCATGATAAGTCTTCTTTAATTTCTTAATTTCGGATAACCATACTACCTGATGAGTGAAAAAATCAAGAGCCTTACCACCTTTACGATAATATTTCTCTCCAAAAGTAATTCCAATTTTTTCTCTGATCTGAGAGACAATTATAAGAGTGGCATCTTTGTCTTCTGTAAGACTGCAAATATTACCAAAAAATTCTTTACTTCCATAAGCAGCTTTTTCTGTTCCATAGCTGCCTTCTGTTATTTTATCTTTTTCAGCAGCAGCAACAAAACGATACATCCCAGCTTCAGAAGTTAAAGCGTCCCAAGAATCCAAAATGTAAAGTAAAAATTCTCCTTCTTTTAAAGCCATCACTCGCCTAGTATAATCCCGACCAAATTCTTCAACCTTGGCTGTAGCAATCCATTCAATACCCTGGACAAACTTTTTGCCATACATTTTCTCGAGAGGCATGTCCATCACACGTTCAACATTGTTATAAACTACCTGAAGTTTTTTAACTTTAGGAAAATTCTCAGAGGTATTGCCAAGCATGTTATAAAAAGCGGAGGCAGCGGCCTCCAAAGCAAGCAATGTCTTTCCAGAAGAACCATCGCCCACAATGTTAACAATACGGCCACGTGCCCATCCACCCTTCTTGCCTTTCCCAGAACCAGCAAGATTTATCATCGTAGAGCCAGAGGAAATAAATTCAACTCTCTCTTCTTTTATCATTTCTCTAATGGCTTCCTTAATTTCATCTGTCTCCTTCTTTTTGTGGGACATTATTCTCTCCTACGCTTTCTTGGTGATTCTAGCGCTGGAGTTGGCTCTTTAACTTCCGACCTGTGTGATGTCCGACTTTTTTCTGGTTTTTCTTTCTCTTTCTCAGAAACAAGTTCACGGCTTTCCCTAGCACAGGCTCTCCATTTTAGACATGATTCACAATCTTTTGGAAATTTATCAATGTCTTCTCCGAATACATGACCTTCTGGACATTCAGATTCTTCATCACTAAATCCTCTGGTAGGAGAAGCCGTGGAAGAAGAATCATCATCGATATGAACATCATCATCTTCCTGAACACGATTTCGGCTTCTTCCCTCCTCCGCTCTGTCTTCGTGAGCTCCATCTCTACCAAAATAATATTCAGCAACCTCATCATATTCTGGAATAGAAATTATCTCATCAAGAACGAAAGCCTCGTCCAAATCCTGCTGGCTAATATCATAATCCCTGTCTATGAATTTATGAAGCAAAAATCTTGTCTTTTCTCTTGCTCCTTCGCGCTTGAAAAAAACTGTCCTCCCTTCTTCAGCGTGCATAAAACTTATAATTGGTTCAATACCTTCTTTACCAGGTCTACCATCAGAAGCAGTTGCCATCTCAGTTAGATAATTCTCCATCATATAAGATGATGTATGGAATATCTGAACACCTTTCTTTTCTTCTTCTGGACTATCACAGCAAATAATATTGTAAAGACATCTGGCATTCTGCAATGGCCGGAGAGCTCTCAATAATTTTTCATCTTCACCATCTCTAATTCTTTTTAATCTATCTTCACAGATGGGACAAGGCTTGCCATATGTAGCTTGCAAACACATGATATCGCCTTGCTGGCCTTTGCCCACATTTCTATGGACAAAAAATTCCAATACATAAGCTTCCTCTCCTTCCTTAACATTAGGATCATTTCTACCAGCATAGTAAGGAACGATATCAATATAATGCTTCCCTGTAATATTTTTCTGGTTATCCTCTGCTACTGGAATCCAAAATTTGCCTTTTAATTCTGGCAAATCTCTGAAAAGGGTATTATAATTCCCACCACCACCGCCGCCTTTTTCCGTTCGTTCCTGCCGATCTCTTAACCTCTGCTCAAATCTTTCTTTCGCCATTTCTTTTGATCTACGCTCTGCCATCTTTTTTCATTTCCTCCTTTAATTTTTTATTTAACTTCTTGTAATGATCTCTTCTCGCATCAAAATAACTTTTGAAAATCCCAAAAGCAAAAAGACGTATCACAATCACATAAAAAATAGCTGCAACCAATATCCCTAATATAATCCACAAAATCCAATTAATTAATAAAACAGGCGGCCAAATCATCACTCTCTCCTTCTCTTATTTTTTAAACTTTCTCTTAATCCTTTTTGAGCTTCCAATTTCTTTTCCTTTTTCTCCTGAGGAGCTGAAAATAAACCCGACTTAATCCCATCTTGAATTTGCTCCAAAGAAGATTTTCTCTGCTGGAATGCCCATTTCACGTCGGCTAAAATCTGAGCTTCTTCCTCAGCATTAATCCATTCATTTGTAATATCTTTATATTCCTGGTCAGAGCGAACATGGGCATCAAGCATCATATCTGTAAATTTCTCACTATTATCAACAAATTGTTTTCTGTATTTTTTATATAGTTCTGATTGCTTTATTTTGCGCTGTTTTCCCAAGCTCAATCCAATCTTTTCAGCTCTAGCGGCTCTCTCAGCCCATTTAATATACAATCCTGGCTGTCTCTCCCATTCATCCAAAAGATCAAACTCATTTATTTCAATATCTTGCCTATAAGTAGTGTCCATTTTTATCTCCTATATTTATTATATATTACTTTTTCAATTTAATTAACCGCTTCCCAAAATGAAGTGGAGGCTCTTCCAATGTTTTTAATTAAGTCTGTGTCCGATCAAGCCCAGACAAAATAGATTCTTTAATTGCTTCACCACCAATAAATTCATTTCAAATCTCCCAGTTCTTTTATTTTATCAGAAAAACTTTTAATGCCATCTACAAATAACTGTTTATTGTTTGGATTGCGTAACACAGCTGATGGGTGAAGACAATAACAAATCCAAGTCTGATATTTCTCATTCCATTCTATATTTCCACTCACATTCATTATACCT